TATTGCTGGGTAAGATCAAGTAACCAGCTATGTACAGTACATGCTATTAGTATCGGGGAGATCGGACGTGCTCCAGGTGCACAATCTGGTGCCGTAATTAAACAGGTATACTTTGATAACAGTCCAATCTTGCTGGATGATGCCGAAATAACCAGTGAGGGTATTGTTTCTACATCCCTTATGCGTGAGAAGTATCGTAACTTCCTCCAACTCGAAATTCGTTTTGGAAAGCCGTCTTATGGTGGTTCTATGACACTTGCCCGGCAATATGGCGGGTCTCGCTGGACTGATGAAATGCGTGGTGATGGATTAGTACAGGTTTGTTCGGTTATCCGTAAGACTAATGGTAGTCTGACCGATGGTATTTTAGTGAATCAAAACTATGCACTTTCATTGGAGATGAAAGGACGTCTAATTTATGACCTTACTGATAACATTCGTAAACCCTCCAGTAATCCACCAAGCCAGTTATATGACTTTATCACAAATAATGAATTTGGTTTCAACACTGATCCTAATGATATTGATATTGCATCATTTCGTAATTGTGCAATGTACTGTAAGAATAATGAACTATATTCAAATGGTGCTATTGCCTATGATAAGTCATATAAAGAAAACCTTGAAAGCATCTTGTCTACATTCGGTGGTGTAATATATGAATCGAATGGCATTATGTATCTCACCGTAGATACTGCTGATGTTCCACTATATCATTTTGATGAAAAAAACATTCTCGGTACTGTGAATATCACAACTGGTTCTAATACGGATTATGCGAATACATTCGATGTGACCTATACAAACCCAGGCGGGGATTATTCAGAAGATATTATTCGTTATCCAAGTGATACGCTTACAAATGAAACAGTGGTACGGGATGGTTTAATCATTAAAAAAGACCTTAATCTAAAATGGATTCAGGACAAAAAACAACTGGCTAAAATGGCTAATACCGAGCTATTAAAATCTAAGTATGTTCTTAATAGTATAACTTTTAACACATACGTTACCGATCTCACAGTCTACGATGTTTTTACACTCAGTTTCAAAGAAGCCGGATTTGTTAATAATAAGTTCCGTGTAATACAACGTACTGTACCGATGACCGTAGATAAGACTGGTGTCGTACAGATTACCGCTATAGCCTATGCGGACGGCATATATCAGGGGAAAGACCCTGGACGATTCCCACTGGACGGGATCACAAATCTACCAAACGCGACATACGTAGAACCTCCATCAAACTTGCAGGTACAGAAACTCGGTGCAACCGTTAACGGCAATGCCGTGCTTATGACATGGGATTTAAGCCAGGATTCAAGCGTACGGGGTTATAAGATTAGATATAAACGCAGTGATTCGAATACATGGATCTCGATTGGTAACGTAGGACAGTACACCACAGAGTTTCAGATACTGAATCTAATCCACGGTGTTAAATATGATTTTGGTATTGAGGCGTATAACACTCTCGGTTATTCATCTGAGTTAGTTGCAATTTATAATCAAACGCCACAGGTGATTTTTGCCCTACCAAAGATTACTAATCTTGATATGACTAACGATAATATGGGCTTGAACCAGACTTATTCACAAGATTTTATATTCAGATGGGATGATCAAAGTACTTTGCCAGTAAATGGAAAACGATTCTCTGATTTTTTCAAATATTATGAAATTCGTGTGTATGACCGTTATCGTACATATATTAAGTCGTACTTTACAACGGACTTTAACTGGACATATACCTTTGCAATGAATCAATCTGATGGACTTAACAGATATCGTGTAATTGGTATTATTGCCCACGGTCACGGTACTGGAATTTATTCAGAAGAGGTACAGATTGAAGTAAGTAACCCACAGCACCCCCAATTACTTGGTGTACGTTTGCGTAATGGCTATGATAATGTGTTCTTAGAATGGGATGAATCAAACGTACCAGACTATTCTGGTGTAGTGTTCCAGTGTGCTAAGGATGAGGGTTTTAGTTCAGATGTTCACTATTTCAGTTCTTCTAACCGCTTCTCTGCTTCATTTGGGATAGAGGATGGATCGTGGTTCGGACGTCTTGCAGCATATGATGTAATGGGACAGGATGAATTAGTATGGTCGCCAACTATTGGTTTTAATCAGAATACTAAAGTTCCGTACTCAAAGCTAAATGATGATGTTGTAGATGAATTACTGAATTCAGATGTTGCCACAGGCATTATTGAGAAACATATTGTTGATGACCTTGGATCACACTGGCAGGTTCAGGTGACGAATAACGGCAACGTATCAGGTGTATCACTTGCTAATGACGGGAAAAACTCAGCATTTACAGTAATGGCAGACCGTTTCAGTATAATCAGTACCGACAGTGCTAAACAGACTGATAAGGTATATCCGTTTGTAGTTCAGAATGGTAAGACTTATATCAATAGTGCGGTCATTGGAGACGCGAGCATAAACACAGGGCAGATAAATGACCTTGCTGTGACGCGGGCAAAAATTCAGATAGCAGCAATCGACTCAGCCCGCATAGCCCAGGCCTCAATCCTTAATGGTCATATAGTTAATGGGGTTATCGACTCAGCAAAAATATCCCAGCAAATTCAATCTACAAACTGGAATGGTAGTACAGGCTGGATGATCAATAAGAATGGTAAGGCAAGCTTCCAGGACGTATCAGTACGGGGTAATATTCAGGCAACCAGTGGAACCATGAATAATGTTACTATTAACCAGGACTGTACAATTCTCGGTACCCTTAATGCATCACGTATTGTTGGTGATCAGTGCAGACCTCAAAGTACTGGTGTTAATCGACAGGGGAACGTTTGGGCACCACCGGGGGTAGAATTCCCAGAAAACTATAAGCCAGAACCAGGTAGATTATATGTAGGATTGCGTATTAAGGGGGAGGACTTTGCAAGGACTCTGAATAGTAATATGAGTTTTTATTTTACATGCTGGAAATGGAACTATTTTCAGGTGTTTGTTGGTGGGGATGGAATAGCAAACCGTCTATTATGGGGTTATGATGCAGGTTCCGGTGGTGAAGATACGCCAGTTTCATATAAAATTGATAATATTCAAATTCCTGCTGTAGGTAGGGGTAAGATGAATTATCTATATGTAATGGCTTCAGATGGTCGTAGTGGTTCATGTGGACTGGATATAGGCGAACATCAGGGGAACAATAATCTACCAGGTGACAGACTTGATCTCTTCTTATTCCGTAGTGGTGAGAATCCTGTTAGTAACTAAAACTAAATAATTATGGGTAGCCTAAAAACCACCTATAATAATAAAAGGAACTAAAGGGAATGGTAGAATTAGTAATTGCAGGGATTGCAGTTTTTCTAACTTTTGTAGCATTAATCTGGACTATCATTCGTGATAATAAGACCGATGATGCAGAAATAGAAGCACGTCTTGCCTCTGTAGAAACACGACTTGCACTTGTAGAACAATCTGTTACTACATTACGAAGTGAGCATGAAGCTATGAAGATTACTCTTAAGTCAGTTGATGAATCAATCAGACGACTTGAAGTAGATATTGCACGTATTCTTGTGATACTTGAAAAATAAAAGGGGCATTAATGCCCCTTTTTATTTGTTAATTAAATCTTTAATCATCTGGTTAAGTCTATTCGGTGTCTGACGATACCATAAACTATCCTTTGCCTGTTTAATTGCTTCTGTGTAATTATTGTTTAGTAATGCAATGATCATCTTTTTAAACTTCTTAGTACCACTTAAGCCTAACTGAAAAATCATGATAACCATGAAGTCTTCCCAGTCCTGTGGTAATTTCAAATTTAAGGTAGATAAATTACGTTTGGCAATGCCAATATCTTTATCCAGTAGTTTATCTGCTTCATCCTCGTTAATGCCGTTAGGGAACGTCTCAGAGGCTTTTAGAAGATGTCCATATCCAATCGTATCTTTGTTCTCACTACATTTATACACCCAGAATTTACCATTGCGATAATAACCCATATGGGCCTGGTATTCTTTCGTACCTTCATATATTTTTAATTTTTCTATTAAACACATAAATACCTCATAAACTATTATTTGTGGGGTATTTATATGAAATGGACAATGCATGATCCTGAGACATGGGATTATGAAGATATAAATGACGGGAGGTATGCAGCTTTTGTATATATGATCACTTTTGACGATGGTTCATATTATTTTGGTGTAAAGTCAATCTTCAAAAGTATTCGGGATGTAAAGAAGCTGAAGCCAACTACAAAGGAATCCAACTGGGAGAATTATTATTCTTCCTCGAAGAAGGTGCAGGCAATGGTTGATTCAGGCCTGAACTATGAAAAACAAATACTATGGTGTTTCAGAACGACGAATGAAGCTGAGCAAGTAGAAGCGGCATTGATTCTATTCTTAGGACAGCAATCAAATAATTTAAATCTTGCCGTGATGTGCAAAGTACGGCTTGGTAAAAATCGTTCTGAAACATTCAAAGTACTGCAACAATTATTAGAGAGGTTATCATGAAATGGAAAAATGGTCATTCACCAGATGATATGAAGAAATTTGTTAATAAAAATTCCCCAAAGATCGGTAAAGACTTCAAAAAAGAACTAAGTAACCGTATGCGTAATGTTACCCAACAGATACAGCAGAAAATTAACCAGGAAGTAGAGGGTGGTGTAATTCCATATACGGGTAGGGCGATGTACTTTAATTTTAAACGGCTTAATGAATTTGAGAGTGTAAACCAGATTATAGTACTGGGAAATCAGGCGAGATACTTAAAGCATATTATTGACCCTGATTATGTAGGGAATAAGGAATATAAAGCGATCCCATACCAAAACGCCAAGAAGACAAAACAGGGCAATATAACTCAACTTAAATCAAAGCGTAAGAACGATAAATATAAAAAAGTGAAGAGTAAGACGTCTGGAAAGACATATCTAATCGACACTACCAAGAAGACGAAAACGAGTAAGGAACGTGTTATTGGTTATTATGGAAGTGTTGGAAGAAAACCAATATTTGATTTTTATGACACAACCGAAAAAATGGTATTACGACAACTTCAAACTATGCGTGGTACATTCGAATATAAATGGAGAAAATAATGAATATACTTGATCAATATCCCTGTTATGACCATACCGTACTGGATGAATTCCTATTTCAAAACGTCAAACCTGTAAGTGTTACTTTGCCATATGACAAAGTGTTTTCGGGTAGCAAGTTAATTAAAAAGAAGGTAGATAAGAGTAAAGGGGATTTGATCGTATTCAGTTTCAATCTAAACAATATTCCGAATGTTAATGATGGTGATGTACTCGATACAGTATGTCTTGGTGATAATAAGACAGTAGCAGTACTGTCATGCTTTAATCAAGTCTACAAAGGTCATCGCGTTTGGTCTGTCGTATGCCAGTTACAATAAGGAAATGAAATATGATAAATGCAATATCCGTATTAATTAGTACAATAATGAGTGTTTTTACAAAGACAAAATTAATTGAAAAAGAGGAACATAGAACTAACACTGAAGGACAGATTGAGACAAATAAAATTGAAATTGAGCAAAACACCTTTCACTGGAGAAACTTCCTTGGTTTTGTACTTTCCCTAATCATTTTATATAATTGGATAATTGTACCTGTTCTTGATGCGTTTGGTATTGTATTAATACAAGTTCCACTAGGTGAGCTACTACAGATACTTTTAATCATGGTGGGTGGTGGTTGATATTGAAAGGCTACAATTGTAGCCTTTCATATTAATCTATACGTTTATTATTGTACGTATCGTGACTAAATCTATTTGTCTGTCTTTTTTCTGCTGACTCTAAGAATTGGACTACTGGGCTTATATATTCATCCCAACGAGTCTTATTAAATTTAGATACTATTCTATAAACCATAAAAATAGGTTGATTAGTAAATGTATAGTTGCTAAACCATCTGTTTCCTATTTTGTTTTTTAATCTTTTGAAATATTTATGGTAATTAACTTTACCATCTTCTTCTAAAAATTGAATGTCTTTAGAAAAATTTATGATCTCTAAGGTTTCTTTTTTTTCTCTGCAAATATCCTTGAGACTAAGCATTATATTTTTATTGGAATTTTCATCAGTTGTTTTATCTAGCCAAGAATGAAGTTCATTTTCTTTATCTTTAAATACATTGTTTATTTTGTCTTCGTCGATTTCATCCATCATATTTTTTAAATTTAACTCCGGCTTTCCCTTTATATTTTTTTTTGACAGGAGAGCCGTTGGAATATTGAAGCTAGTTATATGTTGACTTATCTGTTCTGTTATTTCTTCTAACATCTCTGGGATGAAATCACCTTCATATATTTTAGAAATCATATCTTCTATTTCACGCTTGCTAATATCACCATCGACTACGCCAACTACTTCCAGTACCTTTTCATTCCCTGTTTTTATTAATTCTTTAGAATATAGTAGGCACCCAGCTAATGATATAATTATATTAGCCCACGAACCACATCGCCTAAAATTAAATGATCCTACATTCATTTTCCGATATGATAATGAATGAATAATTAATTCCTCAGCTACTTTGTCTTCGCAAAAAACAATAACAGGAGGAATATTGTATGAATTGAAACTACGGGTGTTTGTTATTATAATTTCAGATGTATCACCATGATTGGTTTTCGTAATTGTTTGAGTACCAATTACACCTATTCCACAATTTGTTTTATATTTGTTCAT